ATATTGATTGCAGCGTCAAATGTTGCATAACGCACTCACACCCAAAACACTAAAGGCGTTCTACCCAACTGCGGTAGAACGCCTTATTTTTATCTGCAACAATATAATTTTACGCAAACGAAAAGACCTGAGGTCCGCAAGAATAGGGACTTCAGGTCTTTTTTTGTACAAAACTGCAAGCGGTAATCAGGCACAACCCTTCCGTCTGCTCGCAAAGCTCGCATCCACCTCCCCTTTCAGGGGAGATATAAAGGATTCGCGAAATACTAACCTTCGCAAATACGTCGAACTTTTATATGCTCCCTGAAAGGGAGCTGGCATCGCCAAAGGCGATGACTGAGGGTTGGCGTAAAAAACACTAAGGAGTGATCCTCATGGAATTTGACAGACTTCTCTCCGCTGCTGCGGATTATGGTTTCGCAATATAAACCTAGAAGTAGCACTTTCCTTCCTATTATATAGCACAAAAATAACTATTTAAATAAAGCCACAGCTAGCCCAGAACAACAGCCTATGCAAAAGCCATTAAGCCAGCCTTTGCGATAGGCTTTTTTATTTTGCCTACTCTGCTCCGTCCGTTCCGCTTCCAACTGGTGCTCCAATGCTTGATATGATTGCTGCGTTTGCTGCAGCAAGCTCTCTGCATTCTTTAGCGAGCTGTTGGCATCGCTTAATGCTGTTTTGCTGACGCTTAACTGCTGCTTCGCTATTGCCAATTGCTCCATCAGCTCGCTCGACGGCTTGTCCAGCATCATTAATTCGTCTTCGAGCAGCATCAATTTGGCTTGCAACAACCTGCTGTTGCTGCTTAATGTCTGCCATTGTTCTGTCGGTAGCAGCACGTACCCCGCTGGTGCTGCCGACCTGTTTGTATTGGCCACATCCGCCGCTGAGCAGCAGACCGGCAAGGCATACAAGGCCAGCGATAAACAGAGCGTAACTGATAACCTTAACTTCGCGCTCACCATAATGCATGTCACACTCCCCTCTCTTGGATATAATCAGTGATGCCGCGGGCGATTGCACGTGCCAGCTCGTCCTGCTGTTTGATGAGCATCTCGCAATCATTGCCGTTGCTGATAAAGCCCATCTCGACCAGCACGGCAGGCATGTGCGTGCTATTAAGGACGATGAGGCCGGGACGAGCCTTGACTCCTCTGTCTACCGTGCCTAAGCTGCCAGTGATTTGACGGAGGATACAGCCTGCCAGCGTATCGGCAGGGCTCCACTTGTCATAAACGAGCACCTCAGTGCCCTGTGCTGCAGGAGCAGCAGCATTACAGTGCAGGCTGACAAAAATATCAGCAGGCCATGTGTTTGCGCTGAGGCATACGTTGGTATAATCGGGGTCTTCACCGGCAAGGTTGTTGCTCTGCACGGTCTTGACCTCACAGCCGGCGGCCGTCAGATAACCGGCTGTAAGATTGCCGATGTCACGGGCAATGTCAGCCTCGGTCACTCCATAGTCACGGTTGACAGCGCCGGGGTCGATGCCAGGATGATGTCCGGGGTTTAAAAATACTCTCATAATTTAATCAGCTCCTTTCCGGCCAGCGAACAGCGTAAAAAGGTATAAATTATACCGGTTCCGGGTGTTCGCTTGCCGTTTTTTTAATTTAAAGTGTACTTACGATAATCCCTAAAAAATTGAAAGTATATTTTTTTAGTCGTCTTTGGAAATCCTAAAGGATCTCGTCTCGATGGCCTTGTTGCCCAGCTGAACCAACAATAGCGCCACCATACCAAGAGTGCAGCTCTCATAATTGCCCCAGGTTTTTGCAAAAAATGCCAGCCACAAAGTTACCAGCACCCACACGACAAAGCCCACCACAGCACAGATTCTGCCTACGCTGTAGGCATTGTCGTCCTTTTTAAGCATATTAAGTAATTTACGCATTTTTTCCTCCATTGAGATTATAGTTAGGCAGCTCATTAAGTTGCTCCATCAGGCTGTCAATCACGCCATTGTCCCCGAGCGCCTCATAACTCTTGTAGCAGGCGTCGATGCTCTCTTTGGCATAAATTGGAACCCAGCCTTTCTCACAGACGTAGTGATTGTAGGCTTGGATGATTCTGTCCCTCAGCAGCGCCTGCACGCCTGCCCTCAAGGCGTCGTTCTCTCTCTTTTTGGCACGGTATAGAGCAAAAATATAAGAGATAACAGCGCCAGCAATAATATTGATTATTGTTTGTATCGTTGACTCAAACATGTAACACCTCGATTAACTATAGATAATAAGCTTGACGCTGCCCGCGTCAGCATCGACCTTGTCCAGCTTAGCCTTGTCCTCAGCGCTCATCAGACCTGCAGCAGATGTCGTGGCGTTGCCGGGCGTCCCTGTAAGGTCACTGTAACTGCCTGTACGCGCGACGTCTGCCAATGCGTTGAGCCTGTTAAAAAACTTATACCCCAGATTATACACAACCTTATTTTGCACCGGGTTTGTGCTGCTGTCACTGAGCTGGCTGTCAATCGTGACTTTAGGCAGCAGGCCTACAATCGGCTTACCGTCCGCGCCTGTCGCCTTGACTCCTGCCGCAAGGTTATCGGCAGTGACGGTGTCGCCGGTAAGGTCTACCAGCGTCGCACCATCGTATATAACTTTGTTCACTGCCATGGGTTAGCCTCCTCAGCCTATGGTAACGGTCAGGCCGCCCTGTGGGTTCTCGCTCTCGTTGTATGGGATCGCCTCAATAACGACTTGGGAGATGTAGTTATATCCTTTCGTGCTGTCCGGCAAGATGGTTTGCTGAGAAGTAGACGGAGTCGCAGTTTTGGATTCGGCCTTAGCGCCCTCGGTGCCGCTCATGGTGCCGGTTACGCCTAAAACGGTAACGCCCTGTCTGATGTTGGTTGCTATTAATTTTGCCTGCTCGGTGGCACTTATGCTGACCTTACCGGAGCCGTCATGGTAACCGATGGGGATGGTATAACTGTCAGTTTTTTTGCTGATGGTCCCGGTAACAGCACCATTGTTTTTCATGACGCCGGTCAGCTTGTTGCCGTTGACGTAAGCGGTCTTGCCCGCCAGAATCTCAGCTACGGCCGCGGTAGCATCGCTGGTGTCTGCGTCAAATGTGCAGGTACCGGTGATGAGAGCGCCGCTCTTGTCATGCGCGGTATAGGTGCTGAGCAGCTTGTCAGCAGTGACGGTATCGGCCGTCAAGTCAATCAATGTTTTGCCGCCATAAACGACCTTAGAAATATTTTTGTTTGCCATAAAAATTACCTCTCTTTCTGCCCTATACTTAACTGTATAGGAGATGATAAAAAAATGAAATTACCTAATGGATTTGGCTCAATAGCCTGCTACAGCGGCAACAGACGCCGCCCCTACATCGTCCGCAAGTATATCGACGGCCGCCAGAAGATAATCGGCCAATACGCCACGTATGAGGATGCTTTAGCGTTTTTGGTCGACTACAACAAAAACCCGTCACTGTTTACCCCGGCCACTATAACCTTTGCTGAGGTATATCGGCTGATGGCTGCTGAGCGCTACCCTAAGATAGCAAAGTCAACGGCCAACAACTATAAGGCTGCCTTTAAGCATTGCCATGAGCTGCACACACGCCCGTTTGCAAAATTGGAGATATCCGACCTGCAAGGCGTAATCCGTGGCATGAGCCGTCGCAATATCGGCTATGCCAGCCAAAAGAAATGCCGTCAGCTGATGCATCTCATGTACGAGTATGCGGTCAAATATAAGATCATACCGGCAGCGGCTGATATAACCTGCTACATCGACATAGACAAAAAGGTGGTCCGGTATCCCAAAAAGCCGTTTATCACCCGCCAGCTTAACCGGGTAAAGAAACTGGCCAACAGTGATGCTGAGCTGTCGTGCTGGGCGATGTGCATCGTGATGATGTGTTACAGCGGCGTACGGCCGGGTGAGTTTTTGGCCATCCAGAAAAGTGACGTCAAGCTCAAGCAGCGTTACTTTATCGTCCGTGACAGCAAGACTGAGGCTGGCCGCAACAGGGCTGTACCCATAAGCCGTAAGGCGCTGCCCTATTTCCGTGCCTGGATGGATAAGCCAGGCAAAACGCTCATCACTGTAGATGATGGCGCTGCTCTGTCCTATCATCGTTTCCGGACGCGATTTGACAACGTCATGGACGCGACTAATTGCCATCACACGCCGCATGAGTGCCGCCATACCTGCGCAACGATGCTCGACAACGCCGGAGCTAACGAGACGGCCGTCAAGCGTATCTTAGGCCACGCCAGCCAGGGCGTGACAAAAGGCGTGTACACGCATAAGAGCCTGCACGAGCTTAAAAAGGCTATTGATATGATATAGGCTATGTTGCTAACGTGTTGCTTATCCGGTAGGCGCTGGCGCTGTTAAGCCTTGCTGCATCGAGGGATTACTGTTGCTAACGTGTTACACGTTGGCCGACATCGGCCTAATGTACCCCCAAACGCCATCACAGCAAGGGTTTGAGCGATTTTAAAGGTTGAGAGTAACAGCATCAACCTCAGCAACAGTTGTCGCAGCCTCTACCTTATCCTTAGCGGCTCTATACGCCACGTGCAGGGCGTTTGAGCGTTGAGCGACAGATGCGATAACCATACGCAAATCGTTGGCCGTTACCTTGACATCGGCGTTATCTGCCGTAGTCCAATCAATGGACGCGTCAGCTCCCTGTACGTCTAAGGCGATGATGGCAGCGTTGATGCGCTCCCTTGCCTTGTCGTCATAATCATAGCTGTTGCCGTTATAGGTAATAGGCTCAACCTCTCTTGCATCCCTCTCAGCTTTAAGCTCTGCGATTTTTGCAGGCTTAGCAGCTGCCAGCAGCTCTTCGTCTGTAGGTGCTGGCTTAGGATATACACGGCCGTCATCAGCGATAAGGTATTCGCCGTCACCGTTGCCAATCAATTTGTTAAAATCAGCCTGGTTGACGATGACATAGCCTTGTTTAAGGTAATCGGCGATTTGCTCTTCGCTATGCTCAACTGCGAGCTTTGTGTCTTTTCTCTGTCCTGCTTCTGGCAGGATAAGATATTGATTTACTCTTTTATCGTTCAT